AAAAATCCGGATTTGAACCCTAAGCAAGCATTATCATAGGGTCGATAATCCAAATTAGTTGTTGTGTATTGGCAACCAACTTGGAGCTCCATTGATGGCACACTATCCAGAATATCGTCACTATTCATAAATAATATTCATTCATCGTCCGGGCGAGTTTTGTATAAGAATTCAATGTGCTGAAATTGAGATTTCTTTTCTTTGTGTATAACTACTGGGAGATCTGCTGGTAGCTCTATAGATGGATCGTGAGATAAACTAATGTAATGAACTAGGTCCACATTCTTAACACTCTCAATGCATTCCAATAAAAAGTTTAGATGATCGACGCTATCAATATGAGAAGCAGTCTATACTACAAACATTATTTTAGGAACACAAAATTCTAATTTCAATATAGAAATGAATTGTGGCATCGCAATAATCATAGCCCTGGTTTTGGTCCTAATTGTTACTCTTTATATAAGTCACAACGTTGAAACATTCGAATTTTGGCCCATTGAATATCGCTCCGTTGGATGCGACAAATCGGTGAAAAGACTTATATATCCCCGTACGGACTTTATCCGCCTAGGGTGGCCCCGCCCACACAAACTACACATGTCAGATGTATATTGGGATTGTGCCCGCGGCTGCCGCGGTAATGATCGTTGTATATTTGAATGTGAGCGGATATTTTAGACTTTTGAAAACCAGAATTATATAAATTCTGGGAATTGGATAAATACAAACATGTCTGCACTTGAGATCTTTCAAAAACATTTTGAAGAATTGGATAGCCAATTCGATGATATGCTTATAATCGAGTATAACCACATTGACGACATTCCTGAATATAAAATAATGTACGATCCCGAAGTTTGCGAGGCGGAACTGCGTGCAGCTATTCCAAAGGCATAGAAAGAGCTACAAGGCAACGGTATTATAGATATAGTGATCAAAAAATACACAGAAGGCTGTGAAGAGCACCAACAAGCTAAATACATAACTGAAGTGTTATTGAAAGACGAGCGCAAAGAGCTGATGAGACGCATACGTCACATCATAACACAGCCTCCATCCGGATTATAGATTTCATCAGCATGTTCTATTTTTTCAAAATCCTCCGTCATTTTGACATCTTTGCGTTTTATTAACACATATTTATAGTGGAACGGTCCTCCCATAGCTTCGAGTTTGCATGTATAATAGCTAACAATAGAGTAGTTGGAGGCAAATTCATCCAATTTGGGATGCTCTGCAGTGTTCATCCTGCCGACCCAACTAAATTCCCCTGTCCACATAGCTTGTTTGTCAGCCAACATTTTTAACCAAGTTAGGAATAGTGTACTTCCGGCCGATCCGCTCGATTCGCAAGAAACGACTATACATTCCGGCCTCAGATCAAATATAGCATGCATATCATAGTTGCCAGCGGTTTGATTTGGCGTGCAAAATCCCAGAAATAGATTGCAGTTTTTGACCAGCTCGGGTTTAGTACCAACTAAGTCAGGTACTAAAGGATATTCAGGCATATGTTCTTCTTCCAGAAGTCCGGGGTAAGTATGCTGCCAAGAGCGCGGTGCGGGATCAATACATATAAAATTGGTACCAATTTTGTTTTCAATATGTTTTTCAATGGTGCCTAATCCAGAACCCACAGATAAGAGCTGTTTATCGCTCAGGGAAGTCAAACTACGAAATATAGTTTCTAGTTTCTCCAAGCCGAGATATTTGGTACATCCGTTCATTTTAATAACAAGTAAATCAATTTCTTCAAATAACATTTCTAAATATCGATTGTTTTTCGAAAAAACTAATGTTATTTTCGGATATATAAGGAGTATGAATAGCAAGTATGCGATCGCTTGTGTTGTTATTCTAGTTATTGCCATTATGGCATTAGTTTGGCTTTGTATGTCCGGAATTCCGGAACTTATGTGCTGCGAAGGGATGACCGATAAAAAAGATAAAATAGGTAGGTATAACCCGTTCGTGCATGGCCCCTGGGCAGGACTAGCCTGGCACGGGGCTTGGGGAGGTCGATTTAGACGTCAGCCGTATGGTGGCTGGAGCTATCATCTAGCGGATCCTTGGTGGCGCTATTCTGTATATAGTCCTAGAAGGAATCCATACCAGTATTGGGCCGCCCATAATGATCCCAAAACAATGTGTTACGACAGCTGTCAGGAGGAGGAGTCAGATGCTAAAAAAGAAGCTTGTCTGCTAAATTGTCAATACTATTATTACCATTAACTCACCACACGAGCAAGTTCTATAATATTGATTTCTTCTACCGGTAATTCAGCTACTGAAATCCTCTTGAATCCATCGTAATAAAGCTTAACTTGGCTTAGGAAATGTGGGGTGGATGAGCTTTGAAATAAGATATGGTCTCAAGCAAATATTTTTTTCCTAATGACTTTCCCAGGATCTTGTTTGATTCCATCAGTTACAAATGGATCTGGATTATATCGAATGAAAATTGTTTTTAATCCCAATGCTTGGGATATTTCGACCATACGGGCTCTATCACACTCATATGGTTTTGTTTTGTGCTGATTTTCATCCACTTCTAAATCTATAAAATGAGTGGGTTGGTTATACAGGAAGTCGGGGGCGGTACTTTCTTTGGAAACATTCATGAAACTCCGGCAGTGTTTTGCCATGGCACTGGAAATCTTTGTGGTCGCTTAAAAATATTGCTCTGTACTTGGAAAATTAGAAAAACTGATTTTTTAATATTGTGTATTAAAATGGCTGGTTCCGACCTATTAGAGCAACTAGCTAGACTATTACAAGAGTCTTTGTACATAACACCTAATAGTAAAACAGGTTGTTTGAGCTTAGAGAATCTCCGGGGTGGTCGCAGTGGTCGCAGTGGCATGATTCAACACAGTTTGATCAACAATCTTGACCACATAAGTCTGTATTCAGACAGCGGAGGATCTTCTGCTAAATCATTGGATGTGGATACAGTTAGGCTGTATGCTCATATTAATGAACCGCAGGAAAAGCTCAAAGAGCTGGAACGCATTCATCATGAAGGTCAGGAAGTCATGCGACAATTTTGCGATTACATGGAGCAGATTGTACGAACTAATCGTAGCTGTTACCAAAGCCAACTCTGCAGGATAGCTGGTATTGATACTAGGGTGGATAAAAATTGGACAGGTGCTACTGTCCTTAACTTGCTAGTGCAACAAGGTCGTTTGGAGAAATATACATCTGGCAGGAATGTTTATTTCAAGGTCCTGAACGATGGGGGCTGTTTCTGGCCAATTCCATTTGTAGATCCCTCAACTAAGGGTTCTAAGCTTGAAGCTCGCTTTGCTGCTTTACTAATCCAACATGGATATGTCTTTGAACAACAAGTCTGTTTTCCAGATCTCAAGTACAAAAAGCGTTTGAGGCTGGATTTCAAAGTTGAGGTTCCCGACATAGGAGATGTATATGTAGAAATTCAAGGGCGTCAGCACTATGAGCATGTAAAATACTTTCATCCTACCGAAGAGGACTTCAAAGCGCAGCAACTGCGTGATAACATCAAGGCTAAATACATGAAGGACAATGAGCTGTACTTCTTGAGGATTAGGTATGATGAAGACCAGTGGAAAGCATTCACGGGGTTCATAAAGACTCTAGGGTAAGGAGTTTTCACACTCTATTATATTGGAGTTTGGATTTTGTAAGAGAGTATTAGATGTACAAATATTTTCTCGCGGAATCGCCCATCAGAGGCATTTTTTGCCCAAAATTTTGACTTGAAAATTCCAAAAAAATCAGTTTGTGCCGTAAGTGTGCCGCATATGAGGCACTAATGCGGCACTCGACTGTTTTACGTTGTATAAGTGCTTAGTGCCGCAATTGTCGAAAACACTAATTGTGGCACAAAATGCGGCACACCTTCAGTTGATACTTTTGGCATATTTCCTTAGTTAGAAATGTGGCACAGAATTATTTAATCTATTATTTTGTTAGAAATAATCTAACTGGGTGCTTGCTTCCATTATATCGAGCTCTTTTCTCTCTAATGCAAATTTTCTGAAACAATCCCTCTGATTTTAGATATCGAGTTAAGTAAGATGTGCCAATGGATGTACCATTCATTTCATTGTATTTATCCGCTAAAATCTGTTTAGGTAGCCATACTCCGGAGCGGTACCAATCTGGTTTATCATTCAGAATATGATCAATAAACACTTCGTAAGATGATTTGGCAACACCATAGTTATTCGTAATATTATTAATAACAATGTTTATGTTCACAGTGTGTGCATTGATAAGAGATGGGGTGAGTTCTTTTATTCTTTTTACTATTTCCATTGGTGGGGAATAATCGCTCGCAATCAGATCAATGGTAACTTCATTCCCATAATCTGAATTGGTTATACTCGGTATTTCTTCGTATATTGATTCTTCTTTGGCCAGGTATCCTGATAAAATGTCTCGGATACCATCTGGTAAAGCTTTTTGCATTTTACTCAAAACTTCTATCTTTTGTTTGAAATTATCAACCGCAATATTTTCAAACATAATCACAAGTATTTTTTCAAACATGCCCGTGGAAATGTGTGGTTCAGTTCCGAACTCATCAAATATCCACTTCTTCATTAGATCAATCGTCTCTGGAAGATGATCTTGAAAGGCCGAAGAGGCTACGAAAAACAGCTTTTGTTTACTATCGTGATGTACCAACTCAAAGTCATTAATATCCTTTGTGTAGTCAAACTGCTGGCGTTTTTTACAATCACCCAAGTATTTCAAAATATTGTTAGTTTCATAGTACTTGCCAGTCTCAGGTTCTCTGTATTTATGAGTGGTCAAATCATCCGATAAAGTTTCTTTCCATCCATTTTTAATACATAATCCCTTCTTAAAAGCCATTGATAAATCTTCTTCGACACCTATTGCGGCAATATTAAGTTCCTCATCACTCAACCCTTCCAAAAATGCAAGTTGTTGCTTGAGTTTTCGAGCAGCAGGTGTTAATTTCATTGTTTATACTTTGCTTTTTTTCAATTTTCAGAAGATATTGGCAAATATATAAAAAATGGACAACCGGGTGTTAGGAACATTATTTGTTTTATTATTGTTGGTTATCGTATCATTTGGAATATATGAATGTGAGCAACGTAAGGAAGGTATGAGAGGTGGTCGTGGCGGAGGTGGAGGAGGTAGAGGGCGAAGGCGAGGCCGTGGAGGCCGTGGAGGCCGTGGAGG